ATGAATAAAGAAAAAAATACATACTTTAATATAACTATTACTCCGTCTGTTACTGTTGAAGAAATAATAGATATGCCATTTTTCGGTAAAAATTATGATCTCGAATCAAGTATTAATCCAACATGGTTTAAACAAATCAAAGTACTTGATCAACATACATTTTTGGATGGTAAACAAACAAGTTATACAATTTTTTCGTTAGATTTCACAATAAAGGATACAATTAAAGACATTCATGATCGTTTTTTACCAGATTTATTGTGTGTTCTTGAAGATCTAGGGAATAAAACTAATAAAAAATTTACTGTCAATACTGGAGATTTGACATTTTGGTACGGCGACAAGTACGAACATTTTTGTAGTTGTAAGGTAGTAAACAATAAACTTATAATTATTGATTCTAATTCAAATGCAACAAATACACAAGAAGTTCAATCTGTAACATATAAACCTATAAAATCGAACAAGGATGATCCGTTAGATATTATCAATAAAACAAACACGAATCGTATCGTAAATATGGAGACAGAAGAAAATACTAAATTAATTCAACCTCCAGAACGAAAATATAAAAAAATTAAACTCGATTATGATGATTTTACTAGATGTTAATTATTTAATATTATTTCTTTATTTATTAATATTCAAACTAACATTTTACATGCGTTACATTATTTTATATTATTATAAAAATAATATATATACTTAGAAACTAGTTATATATCAAATTATTAAATTATCAAGTCTAATAAAATGATGCAAACATACCATGATACATTTATTGCTAGCACACTATTATTGCTAAAATTACTATCAGGAAGCACTAAAAAAAGTGTTTCTGAAAATTCGACCAAATTGATGGAAGCATTTCTTCATAAAGATATTGACGTTGAGAAAGAAGGCACAATTATCAAAAAAGTATATTTAGTTTTAAATGAAAATTCTAATACACTAAAAGCGAAAGATTCCTCTTTATTTAATCTTAAAAAGAAAGATACACAAACTAATAAAATAGTTAAAATAACAATTGTTCCGGCGATAGACATAGGAGCTTCATGGACTACATTGAACGATGAACAACAACAAAAAATATGGAATTATTTAACATTAATGTATACAGCCAGTGTTCGAATGGTTTGTTCAGCAAATTCTACAAATTTCGATTTAGAAGGATTTAATGAATTAGATACCAAAACATTGATGGATGAGTATTGGACTGAATTCCCAGATACAAAAAATGCGTTATTAATTAAAAAAGAATTTGACCCATTTGTCGGTGTTGGTTCCAATGATGAAAACTATGGTGTCGATGATATAATAAGTGGTCCAGAATTATTGGCTGATCAAACAGCACCTGGTATTGAAGGTATAACAAAAATGTTAGGTATTGATAAAATGATTAATATGGAAGAACTATCTGAACAACTCAAAAACTTATCACCAGGTGATGTAGAAAATGCTGCACAATCAATAAAACAAATGTTGGGTCCGAACGTTGATGAGGGAACATCCGAAATGATTGATTCTATGTTAAATAATATCACAAGCGAATTAAAAAATTCTCCAAAGTCAGATAAACCGATTGATGGTGTATTGAAGATTGCTGAAACAGTTGCTCAAACAATGATGCCGAAGATTGATAAAAATAAGGTAGACATGAAAAAAGTATGGGATCAAACAAAAAATATGGCTACAAATTGTAGAGATAAAAATGGAAAACCAATATTCTCTGAACAAAATAATCCGTTGGCTATGTTGACAGGTTTTATGGAAAAACAAATGAATATGCACGAAAATAAACAAAATAATCCAAATAATTCAGGGGGACAAACACCCTCTAATAATATGACTGACGAAGATTATTATAAGGAATGTCAGAAAATGATGAAAGATATGGGCATGCCTTCGATATCAAAAAATGATTTGAAAAATATGAAAATTGATGAAATTATGGGTGCGATGCCAAAACAACCTAAATCAACAAATTTAAATTCACCAAGTTCAACAAATTCGACAAGTTCAAAAAAACCAAAAACAAATTCTAATTCTAATTAATTATAAATTTATTTTTGCGTTTTCTTGACTTAAATGAATGTCATAATATATATTATATAACTAATTATATAATATCAAAATGGCTTCCAACAATAATATGCCAGATGCACAACCATCTAAAAATAATTTGAATAATATATGTCGTGTTGTAAAAGAATCACACATCGATCAAATTTTGACATCTAATAGAAATGTTATTATTATGGTATTATTTTGTTTTGGAGAACAAAAAATTAAAGCATTTTTAAAACGCATTGCAAAGGATTTTAGTATGTGTCATTTTGTATTAGCTTGTATAGATGATCCTAGATTGAATAAAAAAGAATTCAATTTTGAAACAGATAGGAGAACATATATGAATGAAATAAAAAATATCGCCGAAATTCCATATATTTTCTTTTTTTATGATACCAAATTGATCGGAAGAATAAAAGCAGCCGAGCCACGCATTATAATCGACACATTGTCTGATTTCGTTAATATGTTACAAAATAGTAATCAAAATAATCCTAATAATCCAAATAATCCTAATCAATCCAACACTAATCCTAATGGTCCATCAAATCAAAATAATCCAAACCAAAACAACGATCCTATTATGAAGATGGCGCGTGAATATCAAGTAGAAAAAATGACAGAAAATAAACAGTTACATGAGTTAAATGAATACGAAAAATTAAGAAAATTAAAAAAGAAAATGAACAAAAACAATAATATTTCTGAGAATTCATATCATTCTGAATCGGGATCTGATGATGACCAAAATGGAGATGACGAAAGTGATGATGATAATAAACGTATTACTATTGTTAAAAAATCTGATAAATCTAAATCGGATAAGACAGATAAGACAGATAAGACAGATAAGACAGATAAAAAGAAAAAACATTCCAAAAAATAATTTTAATATATTCTGAACATATAAACACATTCATCATCTTTGATTAAAATATTTAATTTATTGCAAAATATATTAAGTTTATTTATTTAATGGAAACTATTAAATAAATTTTGTTGATTAGATATATTAATGAGTTATAATAATAATTCAAATAATACTGATGAGATGAATAATATAAAAAATACCGGTAATATATATAACACGCGAGTTCAAACAAATCCTAGATATGTATTTTGGTTAGATGATCCAAAAATATTATTTACAAATGGAAATTATTCTCAAATAATACCAACAGTATCAATGACAAAGATCGAACAGTTAAACGCTGTTACACGTTTATCGATATATTTTATAATATTTTGTTTATTATTTGGTCTTAGTGCGACATGGATATGTTTAGCTATATCGGTTATTATATTTATAATAATATTGTATAACATATATGTGTTAGATCCGGAGGGGAAGTATAAAGAATTAGTTAATCAGCGGGAAATATATAAAGAAGATTTTAGTTTAGAAAATGAAATAGCAAATTATAATAAAGAACCAGACTATTCCATCGAATCCGGACAGTATGACTCAAATGGTGATTTAGTTTTGGGTAAAGAATATGATATTTATACAAATGTTGACAAAGATTTAATGTATACATTAGATGAATTAGTGGATTACGAGCAAGCCACATGTAAGCGTCCTACAGCAGATAATCCTTTTATGAATCCAACTCTTAAAGAATATGATACCTTTAATCCACCTGCTGCTTGTAATGCGGATGATGATGAAATAAAAGAATTAGTCGCTGAACAATTTAATCAAAATCTTTACATGAATTGGGATGATTTGTATAATATTAAGAATTCACAAAGACAATTCTATACCATTCCAATGCCAGCAATTCCAAATGATCAAGAGGGATTGGCCAATTGGTTGTATAAGACGGAGTTGACTTGTAAGGAAGACCAAAATCAATGTTTGCGCGCGGAATTTATGAGGTTTAAACGTCATCTATAATACATAAACGTCATAATTATCTTAATCTTCTGATGTCACTAATAATCATGTCCATGTCAATATTTACGTCCTTAAAAGGTATCTTAATATTCAATTCGTTCAACTTATCAACAATGTATTTATAATTTTTCTTTAGTTTAATAGTATATGGAATTACTATCAATGTAATTCCATTAATTTTACTAAGTTCTATTTTTTTGTTATCACGATATTGTAAACTAATAAAATCATCTTCAGTTTTATGAAATAGTTCCGTAAACTTATAGTGTTGAACGCCACTGTATTCGAAGGCTAATTTTAATTCCTCATTATAACCATCATATTCCAATCCATCTAAGAATTTAGGTCTGCATTTCCTAAATTCTACTCCAAATAGTGCTTCAAAAATCTTTTTACATATTTGCTCATTCAAAAATGTTTTACATGCAGGACACCAACTTTTAGCATTTTTAATACTCGCTGAACTTGCATACCATTCATGATTATTTTTACATCTCCATAATAATAATTCTTTGTTATTACCACAAATTTTTGATAAACATTCACCTCCATTTTTCTTAGCTATTTCTTGCATTTCTTCTATGGTTATTTTTTCTGACCCAAAACATATTTTGCAATGATTGTCACCAACGAAAAATCCTGATGGATGCGCTGATTGTATATGTCCAACAGAACAAATCCAATCCATTTTATTTTCACATCCTTTGTATGTTTTTTCAGTGATTAAACAAATACCTCCTAATTCTTCAATCCTTTTTTTGTATTTATAAAATGCTTCCATCCTTTTTTCATGTTTATAGCATTCGATACACCAATTATCCTGTTGAATTTTATTAGGTGTCATAGAAAATTTATGTCCTCGTTTACATTCAATATCTAAATCAGTTTCATTATTGATATATTTATCTGACAATAATTTACCTTCTTTTTTCTCAATAAGATCCTTAAATTTATTGAAGTAATTTCCATATCTTTCAGTTAATCTCTCATCACAACATTTTTGACATCTTACAGCGACCTTCAAATCAGATGGTAATTTGTTATTCAAATGGTTATTAACACAGTGATATTCAATTCGTGTTCTAGCATTTTTGTAAGAATCAGTTATGACCTTACCACCATTCTTTTCGATTAATTCTTTGTAAAAATTGTAGTATTCTTGTTGCGTTTCATTCATTTAATTATATAAAATGGTTTATGACTATGACTTTATATAATTCGGAAATATTTATTTCAACATTTATTTATTTATTTTAATAGTTTATGACTTCAGGCGTAGATTCTAACACATGAATTCCATCATTGATTTACCCATATACTATTTATGTGTTGATTTCAACGCCTTATTCTATTCTAATCTAACAAAATAAAAATTGAAAATATTAATAAATAAAACACTAAATAATAAAATAACTAAATAAAAATCAAACCAATAAAACAGTTATGAATCCGCAAGAACAATATGATCTAATTTCTCATAGAATTAGTCCAGATGATATTGTTGGGAAATCATATTTGATGGAAAAATTACAAGCTGGAAAACAAATCAAAGGGTACGTCGGTTTTGCACCCACCGGTAGATGCCATATTGGATATGTTAGTCTCTTGCTTAGAGTCGCACAATGTCTCGATGCAGGATGTGAAATAATCATCCTTCTCGCCGATGTTCATGCATTCCTTGATGCCAGAAAAAGTGGATTAGAAGATGAGGCACGAACAGAATATTATAAACAAATGATCACCGAACTACTCAGATTATTGAATGCAGATCTGACAAAAGTTAAATTTGTTAAAGGTTCTGAATACCAATATTCTAAACCGTACATTCAAGATTTATTAAGATTACTTAATACTATTTCAATTAGCAAAGCAAAACATGCGGGTGCAGAAGTAGTAAAACAGGCTGAAGATCCACTACTGTCTAGCCTCGTTTACCCATTAATGCAATCTCTCGATGAAACACATCTTGACCCAGATCTTGACTTCGAATTGGCAGGAATTGATCAACGTAAACTGTTTATGTTTTCAGTCGATTATGTAAATAAATCGAAAAATAAAAAAATGACATATATTATGAACCAATTAGTTCCTGGGCTATCAAAAGAATCATTAAGAGATCCTGAAACGAAAGTTGTCACGAGCCAAAAAATGTCATCATCTGATTCAGCAGGAAAATTAGATCTTCTCGATACACCAAAAGAAATATTAAATAAGCTAAAGAAGGCTTATTGTCTTGAAGGAGATGCCGAAGATAATACAGTTCTCGTAATGTGTAAGCACATCATATTTCCTGTTCTCGAAAGATTACATAAACAATTTGTTATTTTTAGAGACGAAAAATATGGAGGTAATCTGGTAATTAACTCACATGATGAATTGTACGCATTATTTGCTGATAAATCGATTCATCCAAGTGATTTGAAAAAATCTGTTGCGAATATTATTGCTGACTTGTTTGAACCAATTAGACATCATTTTTCGACGAATGATATGGTTAAATTACTTGAACAAGCGTACGGAAAATAAATAAAAAATTACAATAAAAACATTAAATAGTCTGATTCATATTTTTCAATATATGGATGTATTTTTTCTATTGAATCAATACCTTCTTCCTTTTTGGGTTCTACATAATATTTTTTATACATAGCATATGCGATTTTTGGTATCGAAGTCTTATCATATTTATACATACGATAAGTCGTATTGTGCATTGCAAATTCCAAACTAACATCAAATACGAAACATCTCACAGTATAATTATATTTTTGTGCTAATTTTATATATTCAGCCCTTGTATCCTTTGAACTATTTGTATTATCGACAACAATAGAAGCGTCTAATCCCATTTGCTTTTTAGCTTCAGTAAGACATTTACTTTTTGTTTTTAACGTATCTTGATTAATTCTAACATAACCGTGTACATTAACTAAAATATCTGAATAAGTAGATTTACCAGATCCCTGAAGACCAACTAATAAGATGATTTCTTTATCTTTTTTGACGAACACTTGATTATTATTTTGGGTAAATTTTTTAATTTCATCGTGCACGGGATAAATTATTTGTGGAATTTTTACGGCAGCTTTATTAAATAGTTCTTCGGGTGTGTAGAATTTAACACCACTGTTTAATGCAAATTTTAAATCACAATCACTATGATCGAGTGGTCTACCACATGCATCTCCACAATAAAATGATTTACTTTTATCGACATTTTTTTTAATAAAAGTCTTTTCGATGACATCCCAGAAGGATGGTAATGGTTTACGATATTTATCGTGTGATGTACTTGATAAAATAATAATCGGTACATTTATGATACTGACTATATTTTCTAATTTTATTTTCCATTGTCTACATCTTTTTTCATTATCTGTAAGACCAGATTGATTAGTGACGATTACTATTTGATACTGATTTTCGTGATAATATTGTACATCTTTTACAACACTATCACTGAAAAAACTCCAATCATTTTCATCTATAGGATATTTTTTTCCTGATTTGCATGATATTAATGTTCCATCAAGATCAAAACATGCTATCTTATTTTGATCATAAACTTTAAATTCATCAAAACGAAATTTACCCAACAAATAATCATTAAAATTCCATTCAACACCAACCATGAAATAATTTATAATTTGATTTGTATTTTACTTATATTTATTCGATCAACATTACTAATTTAAATTGGTATATAATTTGATACATTAGATTTCAATTTTTAAGTTTTTGATTGTTAATTGTGTTCAAATAATCATTATATAAGTCGTATCATTATATATACATAATAACTTCATATAAAATGAATCATAATATGTCGAGATTTGAACAAGACACTTTATTAAATCAACGAAATAAAAAGGGAATACCTAAAGATTTTAGTGAAAAACAAATGATAGATAGGTTTGGATACCATAATAGTAATAAAAGGGATGAAGAATTCAACGATGATAATAATAATAATGATAACAATGATAATAATGATGACAATAATTTTGACGAGTATAATACAAACTCTTCGTCAAAATTAAAATTTAAATCAAAACTTAAAAGAGGTGAAATAACAGGGGAAGATATGCAAACTGATGAAGCCGAGTGTGGTATGCCAATAAGAAGTTCATATTATGGTAAAAAAATTACAAAAAATCCATTGAAATCAAAATCGAATAGATTGGATTTTGATCTATATAACGAAGATACAATTGGTGAAGGTACAAACGAAAATAAAGTAAAATATTATGATCCAAGTAGTAGAATGGGAGACAGTAATTTAAATAATCTAACCGGATCAGACAATTTTGGTACATTGGATAGTGGTGCTAGCTATAGTAGATTTGATATAAGAAATACTGATACGGTTATACCGGAATTATATGGTTCCGACTCTGGTTCCTTCATAAGTAATAATTCTAATAAATTTGTTATTCAATTTAATAATTTGTTACAGGAGCAGTTGAATAATACTAAATTTTGTGTATCTGCTTTTAGTTTATATACATTATTCGGTGCACTATATATAATGTCGAAGGGGAAAACAGAAGCAGAAATATATGATTATTTCGGCATGATATCAAAAGATAACATATATGATGGGTTAGAATATATAAATAAAATAAAGGATAAATTAGCTGATCAGATAGTGTTAAAACATATTATATTTGTTAATAATAACCATAAAATAAATCCGCAATTGGTTGATTATTTGAAAAAAATAGTTAGTATAAATCAGATTGCGACGAATTATGCTGATAAGGAATATAATACAATCAATGCTTATATTAATAAAATATCATCAGGAACAATATCACCAATATCAAAAAAAGTAATTGAAAATGCTGATATATTGTGTTCGACTATTGGGTACATAAAACCCATATGGACACAACCATTTGAGAAATCATTTGATACTAAATTCAAACTGTTGGATGGAAGATATAAAATGGCAAGGATGTTAAGTCAAAATGACGGACAATTTGACTATTGTGAAGATAATATAAATCAGATATTAGAAATAAAATGTGTTGATAAATTATCCATGGGTATTATTTTACCTAAAGATTTTGTTGAACCAAATGTTAAAAATATTGACATCACGACATATATAAAAGAACTCAAACCTACGTCTTTGGACCAGGTATGTATTCCTTCTTTTACCGAACAAATAAAAATTAAATTTACAAATATATTGTATCAAAGTGGATTAAGAAGCGTTTTTATAAATATGAATCTTCCTGAATTTATTAAAGATGATGTTCATATAAGTGATATAGTACAAAATATTACTGTAATTGTTGCAAATACAAACAATGCCAACAATAATAAACGGCTACGTATGCGTTCTGGTATATCGAATGTTAGATTTATTGCTGATCATCCTTTCATATACTACTTTAGACTCGTACCTACAAATACATTAATTTTGATGGGATATTTTACATAAATATTTATTCGAATTATACATAAATATTTATTTGGGTAAAACATTATCTAAGTTGTTATTGTTTTTACATAAATATTTATTTGGGTAAAACATTATCTAAGTTGTTATTGTTTTTACATAAATATTTATTTGGGTAAAACATTATCTAAGTTATTATTGTTTTTACATAAATATTTATTTGGGTAAAACATTATCTAAGTTATTATTGTTTTTATATAAATTAGTTTAATTCAATTTAAATTGTTTGAATGATATTTTATAGATTTTATTATCTTTTGATAATAATGTATAAACTGATTCTATTTTATTAGTTTGTTTATAGCTGCCATTTAATATAAAATGATATTTATTTTGAATTCCTTTCAGAACAAATTGCAATCTATCATTTGGATCGAATGATAACATTGTTCGACAATAAGAATTTGGTTTTATTTTATTATTATATTCCCGTTGTAGATTTTTGCTTGATATGTCTACTTCTTCAACATTTATTGAATAACCAAAACTTTTAAACCATGGATCCGGAAAACGAAGATCGTCATGAGTGACTGTCTTATATACTTCATAATCCATTTCATAATCTTTTTTATCAGTTGTTTCTACATCATATGTATTACTTTTAATCATTTCAAGAATATACATTAATCCTTCTAAATACACTGTGAGCAATATCTCAAAACAAAATGTTACCATGTCATTATCCATTTTTCCATCTTCTGGTGAGAACGGAAGAATTTGTTTACTACACGGATCACTCGGTTTTTGTGCGAAAATCATTTTTGCTAATTCTTCGGGTGACATTTCACCTGGTTCTGGATTAATTGATCCGTCCATAAATAATATTATTTATATAATCAATAATGTTTAAATGCATTATATAATAATCTAATTCTATTTATATAATTTATTACCTATAAAATTCTAATTCAACGATGAGTTCAGAAACTTCTAAATATTATTCCGATATGTTCGATTGTTCTGGTATATGGCTCGAACCTAGATTACAAGAATATATTAAAAAAAAACACTATTATAAAAAAAACAATGTTCAAACTGAAATAAGTCTAGAACAAGAATATAATATTACAAAAGAGGATATTAAAAGAATAAAAGACGTTTTAAAAGGTAAAAAAGATGTATATAATTATAAAAAGCAGGATAATTACGCAGAAGAATTTGAAGTGAAAGGATTTGATACAGATCCAGATGAAGTATATAAATCAGATCCAAGATTTAAGAGGTACTTGACAAAAGTGCAAAGAGATAAGGATGCAGCAAAACAAAGACACAATTATGGTGATATGGATTTTTATTTTGATAAAGTTATAAACGATTACGATAATTATCATGATAATAATCCTGAAGAACCTACAGTAAATACAGATTCAGAATCTTTCAAAAATTACGATGCATTTAGTTACAATCACAATTATGATAGTCAAGAGTTTGTGCCTGACTATGTCTCAAATAATGTTGATGATATGGATAATATTGATGTTGTTGATACTGATTACAGAATTGATGGACCAAGAAATAAACCAATAAACAAACAAACAAATCAATTTAATAATATGAATAAATCTATGAATAAATCTATGAATAAATCTGTGAATAAATCTATGAATAAATCTATGAATAAATCTATGAATCAAACAGAAAGAATGAGATATATGAAAAATTATGAGGCATGTGATAATTATGTAGATTCTGAGCCGGCATATGATGATGTTGATGAATTTGATAAATACCATGGTGAACCAAATAGAGCAGCAACTGATACAAAATTGAGTCGAGATTATTCAATGAAAAATATTTATAAATATTCCAATCCATTGAGATCACAAATGAGGAGAATATATGACAGTTATCCACCAACGGTTCAAAATAATTTAAGAGTTTATCCTATGAAAAATAATACACCACGTAAACAACCTACTATGCATGATCCGAGGGTTGGAGGTGTGATAGGTGATCTTGAAACATATGCAACAAAGATAAATAAAACGTATCAATACAAGTCGGAAATGGATGATGAATCAAAACTTGTCATACCATGTGTTAATTCAAAAGGAAAAAATTATATAAATACTGCGACATACAAATCGATGCCTTATATGGGAAGAGGTGACGGTGTGAGAGATGTTTCTATCGAAACGGAAATGTTACAAGGAGTTTCAGGAAGAACACGAAGATATTCTGATGACAAGACACTCGATCAATTATATTTAGAACAAAATTCTGGATTACCAGCAAGAGGTGCAAAGTCACTTGGATACAAAAATCCTGTCGAACATTATTTTGATTATGTAAGTGACGATATCCAAGATCCTGATCATGTTTGTTTTGATCGCGGAATTCCGACACGTCTTGATAATCACTCTACAGCTAGACCAAAAAAAATGATGCATCGGAAAATTTATCAATAAAACATAAAAATAAAATTATACGATATCTTGTAGTCTTGCACACTCGGTTATACATTGTGATTTAGTCCAAATATTCGGATCATCACTCGAATCGTTAATTGTATATGCACATGTTGCTACAACATTTGTCATAGTTCCATCGTAATTCTGTGATTGCCAATTATTCGATGTATCAACTTGACACGCCATAACTCCTGGTCGTTTTGAAACAAATCCTTGTTTGCCCAACAATCCTCTATATGCCACTCTATCGCGCCCTATGTATGGTTGAAGACTAGATGGTAACATAATTTCTTCATACTTTTTATAAAATTGTTTTGTGTTATCCAAACAACTAGAACCGGGTATTTGTTCTTCTTTAGATTTTTCGATTGTTCCTGGTAACAACATATAATTCTCTTCACTCATTGATTCGGAAGCTGTTTCCGGTTGCATTTCATAAATCACTTCTGAAGCGGGGATGGGGAGTGTAGATATAGTTTCTGAAGTAATACTAGACGATGTAATATTAATCTTAAATTGACTATTTTTTATTTCTATTAAAAGATGTTGAGTTGGTTGTAATATAATCGGATTAGTATAATACGTTACACGGATTGGTATATTTTTAGTATTTGTTATATTTATAATTTGTGATAACTCACTGATTTGATTGGTTGTAACAGAAGATCCATTTGATACAATTAAATATACAGTTGAAAAATCTTTTCCAGTTTCGCCGGTGATACTAAATTCTGGCAATAATTGTTGTATTTGTGTATCAGTTAATGAAAATTGACTAAAATGTATATTAATTTCGTCTTGTTGAACATTTGCAGACATTATATTTATTGCTATATTTCCGTATACTGTATTATTTATTTCAAATGATTTACTGGGCTCTTGTTTTTCGGGTAAAGCTGTATCTACTACATTAGTAAGACTGTCAACAAAATTAGTCAAAGCTGTTGTTACGTCCATATTTTCTTTATATTTTCCACGTGCAGTAAAAACATTATATAATATAGCAATAAATAATGCGATTCCAATAATTACTAAAAAAATTAGTATAATTTGATATATATATTCTGTGTTTTGTTCCATATTATTATAATTTATAGAATGATAATAATAAAGTTATAGAATTTATTTTTTTGTTATAATATAATATATCCTTATATTATATAAAAAATCCAAATGGAAGAAGTAAAAGTTAGAAATCCTGGAAAACAAGAATATAGATCCGTTAAAAAACCTCAGGGTACCCCTAGATATCCATCTGCTCGTTCAGGTCCATTGATGAATTATGAATGTACTAATAAATGCAATACATGTCCGAGTATTGGTTCGTTTAACAGATTAACTTATGATAATTGTGCTTATACTGAAGACTTACATCAAAGTACAAGTCCATTACTTTACCAAATGTCAAGATATAAATTTGAGAATTGTTCGGCATGTACATATGATGGTACATATTATGCACCATTCGATTTGGTTGATTACGAATCTGAATTGAAAAATATAACAAGGCCTGGTTCTTTGTGTTCAAATATGAAATATTCTCCAACATGCAAAAAGTCTGAATTATGTACTAGTACTTTTGATCCGAGTGTTCCAATTGTTTATGCTCCAAATGTCTGCCCAGTTGTATGCAATAACATTAGAAAAGTTAAATCCCCAGGATACAGATTAGAAAATTCTGTTAAATGCCCAAGTCCCAATATTAGGAATTCAGCCTTGAGAATGAAAAAAAGTGAACGTCCTCAGAGAAAACAAGGAGAAATGACACTTGCTCAAAAACACATGGAAGAAGAAAATGCTTTATTAAGACAAGTTGAAGAAGAATTGATGTCAATTTAAATATTGGTTTGATATATGAATAATTTGAAATTTTCTGAAAAACTATATTTTTTCCAGAAAAAAATTGAAGTTTTGCTTGGGAAAACAATAATTTATTTATTTATTTGTTGAATCTATTAAATAAAAAAATTGAAATATATACATTATGATGTTACATTTGTGAAAAATACAATATAGATAAATAATACCAATATGGCATTTCAAAAAAGATTAGCTCGGGAAGCTCAAGATTTTAAAAACAATAAAGAATGTATTGTTAACGGTATTTCTATCGAACAGAAAGGCGATAGTTTAATTGAATGGACAGCAACTATTAATGGTCCCAAAGACACACCCTATGAAAATGGTCATTTTAAACTCGATATTAATATTCCATCAAATTACCCATTCAAACCACCTAATGTTCGTTTTCTAACAAAAATATTCCATCCAAATATTTCTAGTGATGGTAGTATATGTCTCGATATTTTGAAAGGTAATTGGAGTCCAGCTCTAACTCTTGATAAAGTTTTACTATCAATTGTTTCATTGCTCGAATCACCTAATCCTGATGATCCTCTTGATGGTAACGCAGCATCATTATATAAAAAAAATAAAAAGAGTTTTGATGATACAGTTAAACAGTATATCAAAGAATATGCAACTAAAAAAGATAATTAAATTTCAATTAGTTTATTTTATTTGGTTTATTTATTTTATGTGATGGCTAATAAATTATAGTTATTATATAGTACTTTAATTTTATGATTTTTTTTTATTTGAAATATATTTTAAAATAATTAACTGTTATTTTTTTAATGTCGAATATATATATATAAATAAAGCCATAAAAAATGAACAGAATGGGTTATTCAAGTAGATTGGGGTACGAAGATTCGTGCGCATATGAAGATAAATTAACAGAAAGCACTGGCCCCCTAAAACATATATTAGATCCTACAAGAGTTATGAACTGTGATGCTTGTCTGTCTACATTGGGACCTCGTACAAGTTTCATGGGTTTTGGTGTTAGTACACCTGTCGGAAATAGACCAGCACAGGCACAAGCTGGGGAAGTAGTCAATATCGAATCAATTCTCAAAAATTTAAATGTTAAAAAAAGTAAATGTAAAAAAGATGAGGCCAATCCGATCGATGTAACTAAATTTAAACTAAAGAATCCTCGTGTATGCAACGATTTTTTGAATCCATTATCATCAAAACTATCATACCCACCAGCTAATTACAGAGATGTTGGTATTAATAGATTTTACAACTTGAATAAAAATCCGCAAAAAAATATATTTTGGAATTTTTCTGAAAACACGACATTACAGATTAAAGATAATTTCTTTGATGAAATTCCCGAAATGTGGAGTCTTTTACCAAGTTTACCACGCGAACTAAAAGGAAGACCAAAACCAATGGATTTAATAGTAGAAAATCCACCAGTGAACGAGTTCTTACCTAAGAATTTTAGACAAAGAATAAATAGAGCATAATAGCGCAATTGCTCAGTTAAATTTTATTTCTAGATCAAGTATAATATAGAACACTATATTGTATTTGGATACTTAATGGATCAAATATATGAAAGTTTAGAAACAATGCCCTCAAATAAAACAAGAGGGAAAACCCTAATCAAAACACCAGGGAATAATTTTATAAATATATATAACTCTGATAACACAAAGAATGTATTACATGATCAGGATAGACGTGCTGCTAAACGTTCCAGGGATGCTAATCATCCTGTAAAAACTGGAGTTATTCCCCCTTTTTACAATCAAAAAGATGAAGTTCGCACACGAATTTCTATAAATAAAAATGAACCAAGAGAAGGTTTTGAGAATATTAAAAGAAATAAAAATATTAAAA